TTATAATTTTACCATTTTTTCTGTTGCTTTCTCTATTATTCTTTGTATATGTCTACCGCTTCTTGTTTGATTGAATAATTGAAAATATAATCTGTTTCCTATATCTTCTGCTGTCATTCCTTCCACATAATATGCTGTTAATATTTCTCTTTCTTTAAATTTTAGCCCCTCTAGTCTATCTTCAACTGTATCTACTTTTTCTCTTAGTTCTCTGACTTCTTCTTCTAATCCTTCTATTTTGTTTTCTAACTCTATTCTTTTTGTGTCATTTTCTTCTACTTTTCTTGATACTTTATCACTTATTTGATTTTTACTATGTATATCTTGATTATCTCCATATGATGATGTTACATTCGTGTCAGAATCTATGTATTTTAATTTTATTCTCGCTGTCTTTAATTCTTTAAGCTTAATATTTAATCTTGCCTTATTTTCTTTGTATTCTTTTAATAACTCTATTAAATCTTCTCTAGTCATTTCTTTTGTGCCCTCCTTGTTTATTTTTTATATTTTCTCTTATTAATTCATCTTTTAAGTCATCTAAAATCTTATATGCTCTATTTAATTGTGTTTGATTTTGTTTTCTTTTTGTTATGTCTAATAAGTTTATATTCTCTAATTCTGCCATTGTACTTGCTACTATGTTGTATATATGATTTATTGTCATTTGTATCACTCCATTCCGTTATAATAATCTCCTAAATTTATTTTATGATATGTATCTCTGTCAACGGTTACCCATATTGACTTTATTTTTCCGTCGATTTCTTTTTGAATCTGTATTCTATAACTTTCTGGATGATATTGTGGTATTAGTGATTTTCCACAACTCATCATTGTTGTGTATGCTGAATGATATTTTTTATCAATAACTTGTCCTTCTTTTATTCCATAATCTTTTTCTTCTTTTATTGTAATCCAAATTACACTACATAGTATTATGAATAAAATTACAACAATTCCAATTACAAATATTTCTATTATACCTTTTTCAGATTTCATATATTTTTACCTCTCTTTCAAATATTTATATATTACTCTTTCAACATAAGCTAATGCTTCATAACTGCTTATGTATCTTCCATCGTGTCTGTGTCTTACTGTACTTCTTATTATCTTTATTTCTTGATTATATTGTCTTTTATACATTGTTGCTAACTGATTCTTGCTTAATCCTGCTTTCCACTTTGTTATTATCTCTTTATCTTGCATAATACACCTCTTTAGATTCTCTTTAGAAACTCTTTAGATGTAGTATGCTCTTTTATTTATTTAATAATTCTTTTGCTTTCTCTTCAAAATATTGTTTTATACATTCTTTGCATTTTTCAATATTACATTCTTTTTTTTCACATATCTCTATACAAAATTCTTGTTCTTGTTGCATTCCATTATAATATCTCATTGCCTCTGCCATTAAATCTATTTGTTTGTCTTTATTTTGCAATTGCTTGTTTAATCTTGAAAATTCTTCCTTATATAGACTATATTTTTGTAATTTTTTAACTTCCTTTACTCTATTCCTTAATTTTCTTAATAAGTTATTATTATGTCTCTTCAATTTATCTATCTGTTGTTGCATTACTGCAAATTTTATTGCATATATGCTATCTTCTTGTTCTTTTGTCATATGTTAGTCCTCCTTTTGTTTATTTTCTAATGTTTCTGCTAATTTATATGCTCTATCCATAGATTTTTCTAAATATTCATCTGTACTTTGTTCGATAGAAATCCAATCCCATATAAATCCATAAATAAACACACCTAAAATTATTAAAAATATTTTCATTTTATTTTCTCCCTTCTAGTAGTTCTTCTAACTCTAATATTCTTTCATTAATTGCTTTTATTCTGTCTATATCTTTTACTTTATTACAAGTTTTTAACATGTTTTTATATTCTTCTATCTTGTCTTTTACTTTTTGAACTGGAATAAAGTTTTCTTTTACATAATAAGGTGAAATCAATAATGTATGCTCTCTAATTTTTTCTTTTAGTTCTTCATTCTCTTTTTGTAACATTTTGATAAGTTCTTCATATTTTTCCATTTGTTTTCGGACTCTATAATATTGTTGATTTTCTACAACTTGTGCCACAGCTGTCATTTTATGTTTTTTCCCCTCTTCATAACCACTCATATAATTTAATATTTCATTTTGAGCTAATGCTATCATTTCATTATTGTTTTTTCTATCTTCTTTTAATTCTTCATTCTCTTTTTGTAGCTTTTCTATTAGATTTAATAATATTTCAAATATTCCGTAATCTTCTGTTAGTAGACTTATCATTATCTTTTTAATTTCCGATTTATATGGTACTTTTTCTATTTTGCATTTTTTTTCTAGATTATTTAATGCTTTTAATAAACCAACAACTTTCTTTTCTTTCTCGTTCATTTATTCCTCACTTTCTTTTAAATAATCTTTTGCCATTTTATTTGCTATTTCAATTTCTGTTTCTATATAACTTTCATATTTAATTACTTTAGCTCCACAATGTGGACAATATTTTAAGTTATTTTCCTCTGGTGTTCCTTCATAAAATAACCATTCATCATGACAATTACTACAGTGCCATAAGCATTCTTCTGTTCCATCTTCTCTAAAAGCACATTCTTTTTGCTCTTTTATTTTTTTATTTAGTTCTTCATTCTCTTTTAATACTCTTTTATAATCTAGTAAAATATGTTGCATAGATTTTGGTATTTCTAAATCTACTGTTTCCCAACCACTATTTTTAAAAAAATTACTGTCTATTTCATTCATAGCACTATTTGCTAAATAATTTTCAACTATTTTTATATCTTCTTCTATACTATTTTCTTTCACTTAAAACACCTCCTAAAGCTTGTCTTCTTTGATATTCTGCTATTCCTAACTCTAAAATTTGATTAACTATTTCTTCATCCAAGAAGTCAATTCTTATATTTTTCTTTGGATATCTTTCTCTAAGATAATCTTTTATTACTTGTTTTGTGTGTTCATCATCTTTTTTTACTATTTCTTTTATTACTCTTTCTGAAAAAGAAAACATTTCATTCTCTGTTTTTTCTTTCACTATGTATCACTCCTCTCCTTGAAAATTTTAGACGTTCTATTTCTTAAACCATCATATACAGTTTTTCTTCCTTTTTTTAAATCTCGCATAACTTCATCTGCTCTGTAAACGTTTTCTGGGCATTCTCTACACTCATCTATTAATTCCTCTGTACTTTGGTCTATATATCCATAACAAAAGTATCTAGGCTTGCCTTCAAAAACAAATTCTACACTTGGTTTACCTCTATCTTTTATATCTGGTCTTAATTTAGCTTTGCAACTCATATCTTATTTACTCCTTTACATCTACTATAAATTCTCTTATAAATCTATTTGCATATTCTTTTGATATTAAACTTCTTTCTGTTTTACTACTTGTGTTGTTGATTATTTTCTTTTTGTTCCAACTGTAAGCTTCTAAAATCATATTGTAACGTGGTTCACAATTTATGAACCAATACTGCGTTGGTTTTTCAAAATAATCTCCACGTAGTGTTCTATCTTTATCTATAACTTTTGACGGTATAGCCCAATACTTCACTAAATAGTGTGTTGTTGAATACGGATTTTCTATTATTAGCGGTATTTTCTTTCTTATACACACTATCGCTAATTTTGTTACTGTTTCATACATTAAATCTAATTCTTTATGTAGTTTTAAATCATATTCTAGTTTTTGCTCATCAGTCCATTTTTTTATGCTTGCACAAGTTCCTCTAAAGTGCATTTCTATTTGATTTTCAAAACGTACACACGGAAAGAATGCTAAAATTGTATCTTTCTCAGTTATATTATCGAATATACTTTCTTCTTTGTTATATGCTTTTTCTATTTCTTTGAATAAGTCTATTACTACATCTGTTTCATTAAATTCGTTTTGTATATCATAATCTATTGCTTCATATCCGAAGCTTTTTAAATTCATTTTTAAATGTTCCGCTTTGTTCAAATAAACAATAATACATCTTTACTCCTTTACTACTAAATTTTCTTTGATTAAATCGTATAATATATCAAAATCTGTATAGTAATAATTATAATTATCAACTAGCCATATTTTATTTTCTCGAACAAGAGGTACTCCTCTTTTATCTTTTTTAAATGTATATCCAATGCTTAAAAATTTTTTCTTTATTGGCTTATCCTCTTTTTTTATATTAATGCCACACCCCATTGGTAATCCAGTTTCTTTATTATTAGCATAAAAATATTCTTTTAGTTCTCCTGTATCTTCGTCATATTTAGGTTTAAATCCAAACTTTTCAAGTTCTTTTAAATCTACATCATCTCTTATTTTTAACATATCTATTCTCCTCCTAATAATTAACTCTGATTATATAGCTATTAAATTCTGGTTGATAATCTATACTTAGTCTTAAATCTTGCATTTTATCTATTCCATATCTTTCTATTTGCATTCCACCTCTTAAATTTCCTATATGATTAGTTATTGCAAACTTAATTATGTTTTCTAATTGTTCTGTATATTGTTTATCTAATTTTTGTCTTAATCTTCTATTTGATAATCTTTCTGTTTCTAAATCATCTCTTAATTTTATAAGTTCTTTATTTAATCTTTTTACTTTTCCTTTAACACTCATCTTCTTTTCCTCCTACTTTATAGCAATTAGCTTCTTATTTTCATTTTTCCATTTTTTAATTTTTCTATTTCTTCATCTAAAAAAACTAATTCTCCATAATTCTTGTATTTAATTTTATCTTGAATTTTCTTAACTTTATTGTAATAGTACCATTTTCCATATTCTCTATCTTTTGTTTTTCTCTCTTCTTCTGTCATTTTTTGTCTAACTTTTCTATCTTTTTTCTTTATATTTTTTCTATGCTCTTTTTCTTTATATTTGTCTTTGTAAATTTTATCTATTATTTTCTCGTGCTTTAGTTTATCTTTCTTATAAAAAGAGCATTTTTCAGTTTTACAATATAATTTTTTCAAAATAGTACATTTATCACAATTATAATAACAACAATCAGTTTTCATTGTTCTTCCTTTCGTTTAATTATTTTATTTTTCTCTTAACACTGTTATATAGTCAAATCCAGCTTCTTTTGCTAATAAATATGTCGTATAACCATCTAATAGATAATTATTTTTATTTAAAACAATCATACTTCTAAAATATTTGTATTTTTTATAATATTTTCTTCTACTATTAATTTTTTCTTGCTTTGGTGTCTTAAATACTTTTAATATTTTTATATTGTCTATTTTAACTATCTCTCCCTCGTTTGGTCTGTTTATAATTCTTGAAATTTCATTATCTTCATATGCTTTTGATAAATTTGTTAATTCTAACACACTTTTTTGAGCATATTCCAATATTTTTCCTTCAATTCTATACTTTATTTTTTTTAATATTTTTAGCATCTTTATAATCTCCTTTTCTTTTATATACTGCCACTTTACATCCACTAATCAAATCATATTTTTTTCCAACTGCTTCCACTAAATCTAATTCTACTAATTCAGTTAAACGTGGCGCTGTTTCTTGCCTTTCTGCGGTTCTGGTTAAACCGCTTCTTGTATAATTTATTTGCTAATTCTCTTGCTGTATATTCTCCATCTAAGTTGTCATATATTAATTTACTTTTTTTCTTTAATTCAAGTTTTCTATAACTTTCTTTTCTTGTTTCTTTTGTTATATTTTCCACTTTTCTCCCTCCTTTGTGTAGATAGCTTGTCCTTTTATTATTTGTATTATCATTTTACATTTATCTATATTATCAGCTTTTTTAAATTCACTTTCTTTTATTATTTTCTTCATATGTTACCTTTCCAGATTAACAAACTCGCTATTAATCTTATTAAACTTTAATCTTGATTTTCCAATATTCCCTGCTCTTTGTTTTTGCAAATCTACTGTTACGATATTATTTTCTTCATCTTCTTGATATAAAAATATTACATTATCTGCATCTTGCTCAATAGAACCACTTTCTCTTATATCAGCAAGTGTTGGTTCATTTTTACTCGCATTTCTATTTAATTGACAAAGTGCAATAATTGGTATCTCTAACTCTATACTTAAAAGTTTTAATGTTCTTGAAATATCTGCAACTTCTTGTTCTCTACTTTGGAATTTAGCATTGCTTCTAACTAGTTGTAAGTAATCTATAATCAACAAATCTAGTTTTCCTCTGTTTTTCATTCTTCTTGCTACAATTTCTATCTGTTGAATTGTTCTTATTTTTGTTAATATACTCATTTTCAAATCACAAACTTCAGCACATGCAATTCCAATTTTATCTATCTCTTCTGATGTTAAATCACCATTTCTTATTTTTCTTGAATTGACTCTTGCTTCTTTGGCTAACATCTTTTGAATCATTTGTTCTGTTGACATTTCTAAGCATACATAAGTTACATTTTTTTGTTTTTTTGATATATGCTCTGCAATTTGTAGAGAGAATGTTGTTTTTCCAACTCCGTGGTCTTGCTCCAATTATTGTAAGTTCACCCTTGTGCAAACCATCCGTTAAGTCATCCAAATCGAAGAAACCTGTGTAATAGCTATAATCTTGTTTTTTGTTAATGTTTTGTTCAATTTTTGTTGCTGTTTTTGCTACTTCATCCACAAAATTTTCTTCTTTTTCTGTTTGAAACTCTATCTTTTGTATTTCTGATATGCTCTTCTCTAGATAAACATCAACATCTTCAATTTGTTCTATCTCTTTTTGGATGTTTTTGGCTAGTTCTAGTAATTCTCTTTTTTTGGTTTTATCTTTTAACATCTCATACGCCGTTTGTGCATTTGTTTTGTATATGTAATTTCCTAATTCGCTTAAGTATTTTAAAACTTTACTTGAATCACTATCTATTTTGCTTTGTATTGTTAGCATACTAATTTCTTCTTTTCTTGCTTTTAATTCATTTATTGCATTTATTATTTTTTTATTGCATTGATTTGTGAAATCTTTTTCTGATAAATCAAATAGTTCATTTTTGAAAATAATATAAAATAATACTGCTTTTTCTATTTCTTCATCATTCATATTTTTTACCTCTTTCGTTCATCATTTTGTTGTACTGTTCTTCTGTTAGTTCTACTTCTTTGTATTCAACTTTTTCTTTTGTTTTATTATTTTGATGTGTTTGTGTTTTGTTTGATTTAAATTCTTCTTGTCTGATTCTAAATTGTTTTGCTGTATAAACTTTGTTATTTATGCAATCATTTAATATTCCAGTAATATATTTCCAATTCCTTTTATTTCTTGAAACCGCTTCTTTCATTGCTTCAATAATTAAGTCTGCATACAGTCCTGATTTTAGATATTTTTCCATATCCTCTGAAATAAATGATGTTATTAGAGTAATATTGTTCTCGTAAAATTCAATAACATCTTTTAACTCACTTTGAAAATTTCTTTCTTCTTTTTCTTTATTATTAATACTTGTAATATTCTCTTTGATATTTTTATCAATACCCCCTTGATTTTTTTGAATATAGGGTATTGACGTTTTAGTCAATAGGGTATTACTTTGATTTTCTTGACAATAGGTATTGACGTTTTCGTCAATAGGGTATTGGTTAATAGAAATTATTCGTTTATCTATCTCTTTACTGTCTTTTTTGTAAAACATTTTAACTTTTATATATTTCTTTTTATTTAATTGACTTATCCAACGTGATATTGTTTCATTACTTACATCATATAAGTCTGCAAAATATTCATTTCTTGCCCAACAAATACCTTTATCATTACATAATGCTGTAATTTCTCCATATAGTAATTTGGCGTTTGCCATTAATTCTTTATCATATCTTATTTTTGCTGGTATTATTGCATAATAATTTGGTATGTCCATAGTATGCCTCCTATAAATTACTTTTTCCATATCTTTCAATAAATTCTTCTTTTGTTTTTTTGTAGTATTCCATCCATGCCTTTTGTGCTGCTTTCTTTAAGTACCTGTTTAGCTTATCTCCATTCTTACCATGAACTCCATTTGTTCCTCTATGATCTTCTTCTGTCAAAAATACAATCAGACCGTCTTTAATGCTTTTACTTCTATATGCTCTTGAATAATAAGCCTCGTGTCTTTCACAATACTTTTTAGTTCTTTTTGTGCTATATTTAGTGCTTTTTGGCATAATACAAAAGTCTGTTACTACATCATTTGTGCCGTTTCTTCTGTTTTTCTTTAATATTGTTTTTAGGTTTATCTGCTAACTTTTTCTTTGTTAAATTACATTGCCCGTTTTGGGCATGGATGAAAACTATTACTTAAATCTTTTACAACCATTTCTACACCTCTTGATTTCCATTACTAAAAATGTTATAATAGCAATAGATTCATATATTTAAGTGTATGTTTTGAACTAGTTTGATTTTGGTAGGTCTGCTAGTTCTTTTTTATATTCTTTTTCTAACTCTTCATTTAATTCTTCTTGTATATCAAAATATAAATCATCAATTAGCTTTTCTATTATGTCTAACATTTTTATATTTTTGTACATATCATTTGATTTTCCTATATTTCTTACTATTATTAGTTCGTTATATATGCTTTGTTTTACCTTGTAATTTTCCCTATGTAATGCTTTTATTTGTTCCTCTTGTTGCTGTATTATTTCTCTTTGTTCTCTATTTTGATTTTTATAATAATTTTCGTTGTCTATCATTTTTTTAACTCCTTTCTTGTAAAATTTTTAAAAATTGGCAAAGAATTACAAGTTATTTAATATTTGTACCTTTAATGAATATGCCGTTAGTAATTGATTTCTTGAGTTGATTGCTAAGTCGGCATTATATTTTTGTTCACCTTCTATTTCTTTGATTAAATTATCTACATCTGCTAACGTAATTAATAATTCATTTCTTTTTGTTTTTTCATCCATTATTTTCCCTCCTAATATGTCATTCCTTGTAAGAACATCCAGTAAATAAATGCTACTCCTGCTAGCCACATTGATGTGTATGTTACTGCTTGTCCAATTTTCGTATAGACTTTGTTTTTGTCTAGTCTAAAATTCTTCCAACTTCTTTTCATTTGTTTTTACCTCCTTTCTAACTAAATATCTGTTGCATAATTTCAAATGCTCTATCTAAATTTATTCTTATTAACTTTTCTCCTGTTTTAATTTTTGCTTCCTGCATTTCAGGTCTTGCTAATATCTTATATGCTTGTGATTTGCTCAAATGGTATTGCTCCATAAATTCTTTTGGTGTTACATATTTAACTCTCGCTCGCTCTTGCAATTTTGTCGCTGGCATTATCTCATCTCCTTTCTTTTTTGTTCATTGTGTCTATTGCATTTTTATCTTACACTTAATTTTTTTATTTCTTAAAAACGAAGTTTTTATTTGTCAATATAAAATTTAAATTTATTTTTTAGGAAATATGTTTAATACCTTATACATTATTTGTCTTAATTCTTCTGTTTTTTCTGCTGGTATTGCTTGTACTCTTCTGTATCCTAATGTTAATCTGGCTATCGTTGATATTGAATCAAAAATTTTATTTAATTCTCTGGGTTCTGTATAACCTTTAGAATAAAACATTTTCTTAAATTCTTTTTTTAATACTGTCCACGTATCATCTTTTATGATTTGTTTTGTTGTCATTTCATTTAAAATTTCTCGTTTTATTTCTTCTTTTAGTTTTTTTAATTCTTCTTCTGACATTTCAGCCTCCCTTTTTTGTTCAGTTTTACTGTACTTTAAAGTTAAAAAATTTTGAACTTGATGTTTTTAAAATTTTAGATATACTATTTATATGTGAAATTTTAGGTTCAGCAATACCATTTTCAATATTATAATAAGTTGCAGGACTTTTAAATCCCATAAATCTAGACATATCTCTAATAGAAAAACCTTTTTCTTCTCTGGTTTTTTTTAGTTCTTCTGTATTAACAAACTTACTATATTTATTTTCCAACACTTTTCCTCCTTCCTGTTCATTTTTGTTGAACTTATTATATACAGTATTTTTGAACTTGTCAATAGTTTTTTTAAAAAAAGTTTTTAATTACTGTACAAACCTTACAACTGTAAGAAAAAAATTTTTAAAATGTTTACTTATTTTGAACATTGTGTTATAATGTTTATATAATTTGAACGAGGTGTTTAGATATGAAAAATGAAATGGATATGAAAATAAAAATAGGAGCAAGAATAAAATTCTTAAGAACAGAATTAGGACTTACTCAAGAGCAACTTGCAAATAAATTACCTAATGTAAAAGGTAAAAGTAGTATAGCTAATTATGAAAATGGTTCTAATCTTCCAGGAGATGAAGTAAAACTTAAATTATGTGAAATTTTTAAATGTAGTTTAGATTATTTAATGTGCAAATCAGATATAAAAAATCCAGAACAACCTGATGACCCATTAGGACTAGCCAAAATAGGATTTAGTATGAAAGATTACAACCCACCTACTGAAACACAAAAACAACAAATAAAAGGTTTATTAGAAGTAATTATGAAAGATAATAAAAAAGATGTTGGAGATAAAAAGAATGAATCTAAATAATTTATATGATTTAGCAGAAAAAGAACATATAAAGATATATGATTACTACATAGAAGATGCTTATGGTTGTTTTATAAATATAGATAAAATAAATGCTATTGCATTAAATTATACAAGTATAGATAACTCATATATTGAAAAAGAAACTTTATCAGAAGAATTAGGACACTATTATCAAGATGCAACATACTCTATTAACTGTACTGACACAACTTTGATAAACAAGCAAGAATATAGAGCTAAGAAATGGAGCTATTATATATTAATTCCTTTTGAAAAGCTAAAATTAGCCATTAAAAATCGGAATTAATACAGTTTATAGTCTGGCAGATTATTTTGAGGTTACAATCGAATATATGAATAATGCTTTAAAATTTTATGAAGAAAAATATGGAATTATTTACTAAAGATAAGTTATTATACTTATCTTATTTTTTAGGAGGTTTATTATATGCCCAAATCAAAATATAAAAAAAGAAAAGATGGAAGATTTCAAACATCAATAGTTGTTGATGGCGTTAAAAAATATGTTATAGCAAATACATCTGAAGAACTAGATAATAAAATTACAGAAATAAATTATAAAAAATTAAAAGGTCTATCACTATCATTTTCTGATATAACATTTAAACAATATGCAGAGAAATGGTTTGATATTAATATTTCAACAAAAGAAATTGCAACTCAAAATAGTGTTAAAAATAGATTAAAACATATATATCAATATATAGGAAACGTAAAATTAAAAAACTTAAAAAGATATCAAATTCAAGAAATTCAAACAGCTATGTTAAAAGATGGTTATACTGATATAACTAATAGAACCATAGCGGAATGTAAAAGAATTTTAGAAGATGCCGTTAATAATGATATTATTGAAAAAAACGTTGCAAATGGTATTAAAGCAAAAAAATTCCCAAAAACAGAAAGAAAACCCTTAACTCAATATGAAGATTTAAAAGTTCTTGAATGTGCAAAAAATAATAAATATGGTATATTTATTTTAATACTTAGATATTGTGGTATAAGACCAGAAGAAGCTGTTGCTCTAACAATAAAGGATGTAGATCTAGATAATCAATTATTAAATATAAATAAAGCTGTTTCTCTTGCTCAAAACCAACCCACATTAAAAGCTACTAAAAATTTAAAAAACAGAAAAATACCTATTCCTATTTTCCTTATAGAATCGCTTCAAAAAGAAATAGAATATCGTAACAAGAATAAAATTAAATATCTCTTTACAAAAGAAACAGATAAATATTCAATGCTTACCAAACAAGCTTTAAAAACTCATTTAAGTTCTTTTTTAAATGCTTTAAATAGGAACTTAACAGAAAATGACAAAAAAATCAAATTTACCTATTATCAATTAAGGCACTCTTATTGTACTATGTTATATTATGCTGGAGTAAAAATTAAAAAAGCTCAAGAATTAATGGGACATTCTTCAGCTGATATGGTTTATGATATTTATACTCATTTAGATGAAGAAAGAGAAAATGCAACTGAGTTAATTAATGATTATATATCATCAAAAAATCTGACCACTTTTTGACCACTTTTTGACCACTTTTTTTTGGAAAAATAG